ATCCGTTATATACCCCAGGCCCAAGATATGTCTGCTGCTCAAGACGCTTGATGTCTAGTACAGATGTACCAGTCAACACCTCGCCACTTAAATCAAACAGCACCTCGTTGTTGTTGTCTTGTAGATATGCACTCGCAGATAGAACCTTGCTGTTCTCTGTCATGGGGTATAGAACACCATCTACGTTCAAAGAGATTCGTATGTAGTCCACGTAATCTGGAGGAAGGATCATCTTAAGGTTGTCACCAACGTTAAGCTCGATCACCTTGATGTTACGCATGGCATCGAAGTTCAACTCCTTTACGGCATCCTTTGCATAATATAACACCTCATAACGCTTGACATTATCAACCAACTTATCTGGTCCTACATTCATCAGCATGAAGTCATTCACGATGTTATGCAATGACACATACTGGTACTCACCCCAGTTCTGATCTGTGGGTGTTACGCCTCCGTTTGTGTAGTACTGATAGTTACTAATGTATGCCATCTGTTATGCCTTTTTTTGTATATCAATTGCCTCCTCGCTCTCCATAGCCTGCACAACAGCATCCTCACGAATAGACATCCCAGAATACTGAAGTATTTTAACCACTAACAATGGGCCGTCAGATACTGGCAGCTCGAAGTCTTGGTAGTCTTGTTGCGATGGATTAAACAACGGCACGTTTCCAACCATCGTGTATGTCCACCTAGGATCCTTTGGTGTGCGTATGCAGTTAATCGTTACGTTGTCTGTTATAGATGTAGGATAAACATTAAATCCATCCTCATCACTTGTATATGCTGGATACTTTAAAGATGGAGCAGTCAACAATGATGAGTTTAAGTTCATTATCTTGTACTGACTGACCTGCTCAATCTCTGCACTCAAGTTGTAAACAAGTCTGTTTATCTTAAACAAAGAAAAATTAGCAAATGGTGAAAAGTAGAACTTACCATTCAACGGATCATAAATCATAACCTCGTTGTTTACCGTAAACGTATTTATAACGTCCTCCATGCGTGCAGGATGGTCTGAATACTCAGACGTGATCAGACGTGCGTTCTGCTTAATTAAATCACGCCCAAAATCATAGAAGTACTGCTGGAAAATCTCTAGCTGTGCCTGACGTGCGAACAAGTTGAATTCCTCTGGAGTGATGTACCCACGGTTATCCTTGCTTATGATCGATAAGACGGTATTTCGGATAGTATTAATCATATCTGCAAAGATAATAAAAAAGGGCAGACACTTAGTGACTACCCTTTTAATACATTTCTTGTACTGTTAGTTCAATGCTACACTCGCAATAGTAGTGCCAGTAGGCAATGCAGGAACAATAAATGAATCTGGATTGCTACCAGCTCTATTAGCAGACTCGATAGCATCATAGATAGCATTACGGAATGCAGCTTGTGAAGCAGCAGTTGTAGTTGCAGATGATGTGATACGAACAGAGTCAGTACCAGCAGTAGCACCACCAGCAGCGTACAATACATCAATCAATGTAGGGTCAGCCAATGTAGTAGCAACGAATTGAATGCTAGAAGCATTAAGAAGTGTAACGTTAGACCCAGCGGTCAATTTTAAGAACTTTTCCATTTTTATAGTTTTATTAGTTATATAACACCGCAAAGATAATAAAAAAAAAGAGGCCACAATTTACGGCCTCTATATTTTATTGTTCGTATTGTTTGACTAGATATTGATAGAACTCATGTCCGTCCTCTGTCTTGAACCATGCAACTAGTGCACTTTCTGTTGATTCTCCCATTGGAACTGAGAACATTCGTTTCTTGTTGTCTTTTAAGTTGTAGTGAAGATCACGCCCTCCATTTCGAACAGATACAAATCCGTCCTTAATAGCACGAACACCAAGATCATCTACAAACAAGTCTGGATCCTCAATAGCCTCTAAGAATTCTTCTGGATAATGATTTGCAATATTGCGAATCTCCCACTTCAATTCATCAATAGATAACTTATCTGGATCTATATCTCTAAACACTCTAACTACAGCAGACATCTTATCTGGATTTAAAGATCTTGATGCAATTTTTGCGTCAAGAATTATGTCCTCCATTTTTAATTTTTCTTCTGCTACCTTTTTAGGATCCCAAACTTCAAATAATCCACCTCCATTGGCTACATTATCTGGATGAATTTCAAGAAATCTATTTAAAATATAATTACTATCTGAAACCATAATACGACCATCTTCAAATACAATAGGCTCACAGATAAAATTTTCATCCTGCTCGTCAATAAATGGAGATTCTTGATTGCTTGCGTAACGAAGGCTACGTTGTTTCTTTTTTTCTGAATCATTGTACAGAAGTCGTCTATGTTTATTATCTCTCGATTGTAATATTAGACTTAATGGTGATTTTCTTACTAATAAGTAAGTCTTTTGATTATTCATTTGATTTAGATTTAAATTAAGAAAATAAGGGGAGGACCTAGATCCTCCCCAGTATTTGATATTCTATTATTCGAAGATGAAGAAGTTATTTGCTCCAAGTGTACAAAGTGCACGCTCAGATAAGAAATGTACCTCCATTGCATCTAGGCTGCTTGTTTGTGCACCACCAGCTGATCCTGTCATCCAAGTCTTATAACGACGGTTTTCAGTTTCAGATTGACGGTAACGAACGTGCAAGAATGGACGCTTAAGGTTCTTCCCGATAACTTGGTCATAAACAGACATTGTTCCAGCAGGAACCATAACTCCATTGATAACACCACCTACAATACCTCCACGAAGCGTTGCATCGTTTAAGTATTTCCAGTCTGTCTTGTAGAAGTCATAAGAACCACGACGGAATCCTGTGAATCCAAGGTTAAGAGCCATCTCTTTGTCATTGTCAAACAACCCGTAAGATGTACCTCCAACTCCGTAAGAGTTCTGTGCTGCCAACATATCGTCGATAGACAAAGAGAATGCACGGTTGATAAACAATGTGTTTTCTTGAATAGAACCTTCTTTATCCAAACGATTCAAGATATCATCGAAATCTTGCATAGTTGATGGAATGCCACCAGACCATATGTTACCACGAGACTCAATTGAATTAAACAAACCTTGAGATCCAGCAGATGGAGTTGCACCTCCAGACAATGCTGTCATTGCAGCAGAACCTGCTTCAGCCTCAACGTGCTCAACCATCATCATTTCAAGGTAATCCTCGAAACGTAGACGAGTTTCGTGCTGTGACTTCAAGTACCAAAGGTATCCCATTCCGTTATCACCTTCTACTTCAACCCAACCAATTTGAGCCATGTCAGATCCAGCGATAGCAAATTTATCCTTGATTATAACTGGCTTAACATCAAAGATGTCAACTTCAGCCTCAAGAGATCCAATCATTCCTTCAGTTCCTTTTTTGAATTCAGAACCATAAACGAATGCAGTAACCGCAGTGTTTATAACAAATGGAGAACCGTCTGCATCGTAAAATGCAACTGTAAAAGCAGATGTGCCTTCTGTAGCAACAGTAATTACCCCTTTTGCGCTAGCTGTAGTAGTGTTAGAAGACAAGAATACAGTTTGACCAACTCGGAAGTTACACTTTAAAACAGTTCCAGCAGAGTCAACGTCTCCAACTGTAAATGTAGCTAAGTCTGTAGTGATAGCAGAGTCAGAATTAACATTTGCATATTTAGTATGCAAACGACCCTGCTCTGTCCACTTGATCAAGTCAGAGTTAGAAGGAATCTCTGCGCCAAGTTGACGAAGGAATCCAGAAATTGTGCGATTTCCATAACGCTCGAACTCTTGTTCGTACACGTCTGGAAGGTACTGATTCATAAAGTCGAAATCAGTAATGTAGTTTGTGCTTAGTGCGGCCTTTCTTGAGCTTGGTTGTAGCAACTCATAGTTAGGAACGCCAGATAATGTACCAGCCATTTTGTTTTAGTTTTAGTTGTTTTTACTTTTACTTTTTATTTTATATATACCGTTGGTACCATCGTCAACAGCTCTGATTTGCAATCCATTGTTGCTTGGTGCCGATTGTGTATTTGTACGAGTTTTCATTTCAATGTTTTTACTATCTCGTGCAATACCTTCAACACCCTTAGCTTTTCCTTGCTCGTAAAAATACTGAGCAAACTTCTCTGGATTCATAGCCATCGCTATTCTTCGGTGGTAATCTTCTGCATCCTTAAGATAACCGTTCTCATCTAGAAAGCTCTGAATGAACTCCACTAGGTTTGATTGGTTCTGCTTAAGGGTGTTAGCCTCCGCTGGTTTAAAAACAAAACTCTCTTCTCCGACATTATATTTGAAACCTTCAAATTTATCGTTAAATAGTGAGTCCGTCTTTTCAGCAAAATACTGAGACCGCTTCAGATTGTCCTCCTCTTGTGATGATTCCGACTGCTTATACTTTCGGAAGGTTTCGTATTCCTCACGATCCGCTTCTGGAACAGAGCTACCTCTTGACTCAAGGGGTACCTTAAATTGATCCTTCTGCTTCTCGAAGTATTCCTTCGCCTTCTTCAGTTCTTTTTTAAGAACAAGCTTCTTCTCCTTAATATCTGATTCGTCATCTAGGTCCTCATCGTACTCGTACTTTGATAGCTCCCATGCTACATCCTCATCATCAAGTTCTTCTACCTGCTTTTTGTATTCAGCCAATAGAGACATACTGTCAACCTTGTCGATGTCACGATTTAACTTAACAAAGTCATCGTAACCTCTACCAGTCTCTTGCTTATACTTCATGTATGTAGCAATCTCTGGATCAAGATCTCCATTAGACTCTCGCTGTTCAAACAGTTCGTCAAGAGACTTAATCTCTTTGTTGTATCTGTTTCCAATATATGAAAGAACGTCTTCGTCTTTTATCTCTACCCTTGGTTGAACTTCTGGTTGAACCTCTACCACTGGCGTTTCTTCTACTTGTTGTTCAGCAAGCTTTTGTTCATGCTGTTCAATAAGTTCTTGCTCTACTTCTACCACAGACTTTTGTTCAAAGTCTACGGAACGAACTTTAAAATTCTCCATTTGATTTAATTTAAATTACTGCAAAATTACTCAAAAAAGTAACATCACCATTTTACTTTGTCGGCCCAGTATGCAGCAGACATCTTTCCCTTTGAAATATTACTAGAATGTCGAGCCTTAAATGACTCTCTACGCTCTTTATATGCCTTTGACTCTCCAGCCTTCTTAGGAGAACCAGAGACCCCTTGTTGACCAAATCTGATGGTCTTTACCTTGTCCCCTTCCTTGGCCACAACCACGTGCGACTTTGTAGGATGACTTGGAGTTTTCTTTGGTTTGTTATAACCAGAAACCCCAGCTCTCTCAAGTCTGGAGTCCTTCATCATACCAGTGTTAATAGGTACAACGTCTCGTTAACAAGTCCCAACATCTCATCCATGATGTTCTGAAGGTCTGATGGGTAGTTGCCATGCTCAGCCTCGATAGTCTTCTGCATAGTCTTCATGTGATCAACAGCAGACATCTTCTTAGATTCTGGGATTACAATCTCTACTCGCTTGTTACGACCAAAGTACTTCTCAGTAAATGAGTCTGTCAACTCTAAAATTGAATCATAGTAAGCTCCAAGTGCCTTGTGTTCTGCAAATGATGTAGTATCCAAATGCGTCAAGTGCATCATGTCTCTCG